GGTATGCCCGCGCTTGCTGAAGCGTTTACCCGCGTGAAACTGGCTTAATACCCCGATTGTTGTTGTGTGATTTCGATATTGCCTGAGGATTCCTGACTATGTTGCCCATTAGTGAACATGTGCTGGTTGATCACGTCAACGCGCCGATTTCAAACGCCTCCAACACCGATGATTATTCAGATTTTCTGGATTTAACCGGCTACGAAGGCGTGTTGTTTATTGTGCCCTTAACCGACAGTGCCGCCACGGGCGTGGCCACGGTGACGGCCTACGACAACACCGCCGCCAGCAGCAGCAACGCCAATGCCTTGGCGGGTGGGGTGGTGACGGCCACCTGTGCCATCAACGATGACCTGAACAACCGCGTGCTGATGATTGACGTTCACAAACCGCGTCAGCGTTATGTGGGCGTGCGCCAACAAAGCGCGACGGCCAACATTGCCTTTGGCGATACCGTGGCAATTCGCTACGGGGCCAGCAAACAACCCACCACCCAAGGCACGGAAGTGATTGCCAGTGCCAAAGTGACGGGCGTGGCCTAATTTAAATTTTTAGCCTTCCTTTCGTCTGGAGCCTGAACCATGCCCGGCAATACCAAGATAACCCGCGAGCCTGACACGCTCACCGTGCACAGTGGCGGCACGCTGGCCCTGGATGGCGCGCTGGCCGTCGGTGGACAAGAGAAAGTCACGACGTTTGCCATTGCCTTGGCCGCTGGGGCCGCCAATGTGATGGGTATTACCGTCACCGCCAAAGATGCCGAAGGCGTCACGGTGGCGCGGCCTGTCAATTTTGAGATGTGGATGTCTGAAGACACGGGCGGCGTCGGCCTAACCGCAGATAGTTATTCAGGGGCATTGGCGGCCACGGGTGGCGCGGTGTTGACGGCGTTGACGGCCAAAAAACATGTCATCGCGGCGACGGCGGCGACTGGTATCGCCACGTTTACCCTCACCGACACGGCGAAGCCCGCCGATCAATATGTTTGCGTTAAAAACCCGATTGACGGCAGCGTGATTGTTTCTGCCGCCAGCGGCACCAATTGGGGAGCCTAATTTCTATGCCTAAAGTAATTTTAAAAACGCTGATGGCGGGGCCTAATGGCGTTTATCAGGAAGGCCAGACGGTGGAGTTTGATAAAGCTCAGGCCGAAGCCTTGGTGATGGGCGGTTACGCCGAGTATGTCGACCCAAAAGCGCAAGAAAAAGCGAAAGAAGCGATTATTGAAGCTCAATTGACGGCGCAAGCCGAGGCGGAAACGAAAGCTCAGGAAAAAGCGAAAAAAGAAAGCCCAAGTGAGCAGCAGCCTGAAGGGTAACCCATGGGCCTGGCAATTCACACCGCACCGGCCTCGGAGCCGTTGACGCTGGAGCAGGCCAAGGCCCAGTGCGAAGTGGATAGCGACTACTGGGACGATCTCATCACGGCGTTGATACCCACCGCGCGAATGCAGGTAGAAAACCTCACGGGTCTGCAGTTGATGCCCGCGACGTGGACACTCACCCTGGATGCCTTCCCTCTGTGGACATACACCGCGATTCGCTTGCCAAAATCGCCCGTTACCAACATTGACAGTGTGACGTATGTTGACGACGACGGAGACGCCACGGTCTGGTCGCCCAGTGACTACACGCTGGATGCGACAAATCAGCCTGCCCGCCTGTTGCCCGCCTACGATAAAACGTGGCCCACGACCAGGCGACAGCCCAACGCGGTGACGATTCAGTTTGATGCGGGCTTTGCCAACGCGGCGGCTATTCCGGCCCCGCTGATGAGTGCCATGAAAATGTTGATTTCACACCTGTTTAAAAACCGTGAAGCCACTGAGGCGCGCGCTTTGATGGAAATTCCCTTGGGCTTTCAGAGCCTGATTTACCCCTATCGTGTGGATGGGGCCGATTGGGGTATTTCCTAAAACGCCGCCTTTTATGATGAGTTTGGAGGATCTTGTATGCGTAAGTTTTCAAAAGCATTTTTACCCGCCCTGATGATTGCCGCCATGGCCACCAACGGGTTTATTCCCGTGGAGGCGGCCCACTGGCCCTTACGCCAAAAGCAAGCAGCGGCCCGTGATTTGGGTCAGGCCAGTGTGGCCAAAAGTGTTATGGCGACCTCTACCCCTTTTGTCACGTCGGTCTGGCATACCGAATGTCGCGATGCTGAAGGGAATTTAAAATGGGAAGACACCAGCCACAACCTGGTCGTCACAACGGGCCTGAATGCTTTGTTGGATAACACATTCCGCGCCAGTGGCTACACGGCGGCGTGGTCTGTAGGCCTCAAAGGCACCGGCACCGTGGCGGCGGGCGACACCATGGCCAGCCATGCCGGATGGAGCGAAATTACCGCTTACAGCGAAAGCACTCGCCAAACCTTGACGTTGGCGGCGGCCTCCGGTGGCAGTGCCACCAACAGTGCCAGCAAGGCCGTGTTCAACGTCAACGGCTCGGCCACCGTCGATGGTTATTTTGTCACCACCAGCAGTACAAAGTCTGGCACCACGGGCACGCTGTACAACGCGGTGACGTTCTCGGGCGGCTCGCGGGCGGTGACGTCTGGCGACATTCTGAGCGTTACTGTCACGCTTTCTGTGACGGGATAGAGAGGCTTTTATGATTAAAATCACGATTGATATTGACGGAGAAACCCACGAGTTTGCAGGGGATGATATTGCCCTGAATCTAATGACTCAGATGATTGAAGTAGACCCCCAAAACAATACCCGAACTTTTAAGGCGGGCAAAAATTTGATGGTGCTCAGTTTATTGGGCGCAAAAATCAAGGAGCCTTGCCTGAAACGATGCGCCATAACTAAAACAGGCGTTTTTGCGACCCATTTTTACCTTGACGGTCGTAAAGAGTTTGAATCTGGCTTAGTCGATAATCCAGAGATACAGGCCCCTCATGAAACTGTCGGCGGGTGAACTGGATCGGCGGGTGGAGATTCGCCACAAGAGCACCACGCGCGACGCGGTGGGCGAGGCGGTGGAAACCTGGACAACCACCGCCACGGTGAGTGCCAAGCGCAAGCCGATGGGCGGGCAGGAAAGTTTTGTCAACGCCATGCGGGTGGCCGAAGCCGATGCCCGGTTTTATCTGCGATGGCGCACCGACATTGCCCCCGCCACCACGCAACTGCGCTGCGAAGGGAAAGACTATGACGTGCTGGCCGTCGATGAAATCGAACGCCGCCAGTGGCTGGAAGTGATCGCGCAAATTGTCGAGGTTTAGCGGATGTCTCTCACCGTAAAGTTTGAACTCAAGGGGCTGGCGGAAGCCAAGGCGGCCCTGAAGCAGTTGCCCGATAAACTGGGCAAACGGGTCATGCAACAGGCCGCCCGCAAGGCCGCCAACGTGGTGCTCCACGCCGCCCGCGCCGCCGCGCCCGTGGATACGGGGAATCTCAGAAAACACATTAAGGTGAAAGCCTTGCGACCCATGAACAATCAGGTGTTTACGATGATCATCGGGGTAGAGGCGGGCTATCATCCCCGTGAATTGAATCAAAAAGCGGGGCGGGGCAAGGCGGGTATCAGTGCTCAAATGCGGGCCAATAAGGCCGTGCGCCGCCTCAAAACCGGCAAAATTCAAAGAGCCATGAATGCCCACGCCGCGCTGAAAGGCTTCTACGGACTGTAGGCCATGGCAAAGTTTTTTTCGGCTTTGGTGAAAAGCCTCCTTGGTGGGGGTGGCCAATCCAGACGGTTTAAAAAAACGCGCAGTCGTCGCCAGAAACGATTCACGGGCGGCAAAGGCGAAGGGGCCTACTATGGCTGGTTTCTGGAATTTGGCACCAACCGCCACGCGCCGCAGCCGTTTTTGTTGCCCGCGCTGGAACAGAACCGCGCCCGCGCCGAGGCCGTGTTTATTGCCGAAGTGAAACGCGGCGTGGATCGCCTGGTAGGGGAATTGGGCAAAAAATAGGGGTCTACACTGGGTTTATGCCGTCTTACGATAATACTGCCACACAAAGTGCCTCGGCCAGCGGGTCGGGGGATTTGTCCGTCACGCCGCCCACGGTGGAGGCCGCCTTGATTGCCCGCCTGAACAGCTATGCCCCGTTGACGGCGTTGGTGGGCTCCGGCTCGGCGGCCCGCATTTACCCGGAATGGTTGCCCCAGAAAACGACCTTCCCGGCGGTGGCCATGGCGAGACGGGGAGATGAACGGTTTGAAGTCATGGGGCAAACCGTGGATGTCACGTTCACCCAGTTTCAATTCAGTTGTTTTGCGCGGGGATATTTGAACGTGTTGACGCTGGCCCAGGCCGTGGAAGACGCCTTGAATCGCTACAGCGCGGAGGCTGCCGCTGGGCAGTGTGAGATTTTAAACATCATGATCGATCGCACGCTGGATGCCTTGGCGGAAGAAGAAGACGGCAAACAGCAGGCCATGGGCTTGCGGCATCGGGTCATTCTGGCCACGGTGCAGTATCGTCGCGGCGGGGTGAATGTGGGGTAGAAAGATCATTTACACGCCCGCCGCATGGCGGCCTGACGGCCTTGGCGCGGGCGGAAAATCTCTAAAATGCCAGCGGCTACGCTGGAACTATGGCCCAGTTTGTACTCGAAGCCCAGCGCGTGTTGCTGGATGAACTTGATTTAACCCGATTCACCCACACGGTCGGCTTCAATGATGACGTGGATCCGGTGGACGTGACGTGCCTGGGACAATCAACCAAAAGCAACATCGCCGGATTGTACGGCGCAGGCCTTAATCTGGAAGGCTATACCAGCATTGCCCACACGGATGCGCTGTTTGCCAAATTGGCCAGCGACGTGATGGTAAGCTTTTTTAACAGTACCACCGAGGGCGATCTGGCCTATTTCCAGAAAGCCCTCTTGAACGCCTATAGCCCATTCGGCGACACGGTGGGCGATGCGTCTAAATATAGTGCCCAATGTGCCAGCCAAAACCCCCTGATTCGCGGGCTGGTGATGGCGTATAAAACTGTGAACGCCACCGGCAATGGCACGGTGTTTCAGTTGCCCGCCGTGGCGGCTGGCCAAAAACTTTACGGCGCGTTGCATGTGATCAGTGCCTCGGGCACGAGTCCCACGCTGGATGTGTTGCTGAAAAGTGATGCGACCAATGCGTTTTCAGGATCGGAAACCACGCGCCTGACGTTTACTCAGGCCACGGCAACGGGCGTGCAATATCTCACCGCCGACGGCCCCATCACCAACACCTATTACCGCGCGTCGCACACCGTGGGCGGATCGACGCCCGTGTTGGGCTACGTACTGTTGGCGGGGGTGCGATAGGGCCATGGCCTCCAAAATTGTCTACACGGATTGCAAAGTCACCCTGGCGGGATCGAACCTGACGGACTGGGTGAAAAGCGTGACGGTGCAATCCCAAAAAGACGCCGTCGATGCCACCACCCACGGCCAAAATACCAAAGCCCACATGGCCGGGCTGGGCGAGACGCAAATCAGCCTGACATTGAAACAAGATTTTGACGCTGCCGCCCTGGATGCCATTTTGTGGCCCATTTTTGACGGGCGCGTGCCCGAAAACCTGATCGTCACCCCGTTCAGCACACTGCCAAGCGCAGACAACCCGGCTTATGCCGCCACCGTGTATTTGCAAAATTACCCCGCGTTGACGGCCAGCGTGGGCGAAATCGCGGAAACCAGTATCGACTTTGTACAAGCGTCCAATGTTTTAGGCTTATAGGAGGACTCCATCGCCATGGCAAAATTTGTATATACCGACGCCAAAGTGGAAATCAACGGCACGGACATCAGCAACCGCGTGAAAACCGTTTCGCTGAGTTTTGAAACCGACGTGCAAGACAGCACCGTGATGGGCATGACGACCAAGGGCAACATTGCGGGCCTGAAAAACTTCAGTATGGATTTAGATTTAACTCAAGACTTTGTGGACAACGGCCTGGATGAAACCCTCTGGGGCTTGCACAGCGCGGGCACGGTGTTTGCGTTTGAAGTACGGGCCAACAAAACCACGGCCATCGGGCCGGGGAATCCCGAGTATCGCGGTTATGGTTTGATTACCGGATACAACCCGATTGATGGCACGGTGGGCGATTTGGCGATGACCAAAATCAGCATCGTCCCCGGCGATGACGGCACCAACGCCCCAGACATCACGCGCCATACGAGTTAATTAACAGCGCCCGATCAACATCGCGTTGCGATGGGTCAGGGGCAAAGAGAAAAATTACCCGTTTATTTTTATTCGCACCCCGTATAGGAGATCACAGCCATGGCATTGACGAAAGACGAGATTCTGGCCGCGCCAGATTTGAAACCGGAATTGGTGGACGTGCCCGAGTGGGGCGGATCGGTTTGGCTTCGCGGCCTGAGCGCGGGCGAGTACATGGCTTTTAGCCAACAGGGCCAAGCCCTACTGGCAGATGGCACATTGCAAGCGTGGCTGGTGGCCAAAACCCTGATCGACGAGACGGGGACGCCGTTGTTTACCGAAGACGGCGTGAAGGCGCTGGCGCAAAAATCGGGCAAAGTTATCAAGACGCTGGCCGAACACGTCATGAAACTCTCGGGCCTCGCCACGGAAGATGCCGAAAACAAGACGCCTGAAACCCCGATTGACGTCGCACTGGGAAACTAAAATCGCAACCGGCGCGGCGGTTTCTGTTCAGTTTGGCCAAGGAACTCGGGCGCACGGTTGCAGAGTTGGAACGCGGCCTCAGTGCCAAAGAGATGATCGAATGGATGGCCTATGCCCGCCTGGAACATGACGAAGCCGAACAGAACGCCGCCCGCCAACGGGCCATGGCGGGGGCCCAAGCCGCGCGTGATGTGGCCAGACGAATGTAAGTAGGACGCGATCTTATGTCGAAAATGCTCTCCAAACTGGTCATGAGCCTGACGGCGGAAACGAGTCAGTTCACCAAGGGCATGAACGACGCCAACGCCAAACTGACCAGCATTGCCAAACAAATGAGCAGTGTGTCCGGCGCGGCAAAACTGGCCGCCGGGGCCATTGGCGGCATTGCCGTGGCGTTGGGCGCGGCAGCCATTGGCGGTGGGCTTCAGGCGTTGGTGCAAATCAACGACGAATACACCAGCCTGACGAATCGCGTGCGCCTGGCCACGGCGGCCACGGGGGATTATAACGCCGTTTTGGGCAAATTGGTGTCGTCCTCCAATGCCTCAGGGCAGGCCCTCAGTGATAGTGTCGAACTGTTCCAGCGCATGAGCATGTCGCGGGCGGATTTAAAAATTACCAATGACGAAGCCCTGAAAATTGTCGATACGGTGGGCAAACTGGGCAAAATATCCGGCACATTGCCCGCCAACATGGCGGCGGGAACGGTGCAATTGGCCCAAGCCATGTCCACTGGTCGCGTGTACGCTGAAGAATTCAACAGTATTTTGGAGAACATCCCCGCCTTGGCCGTCGAGGTGGCGAAGCAATTTGGAACGACCACCGGGCAACTTAAATTGATGGTGAAAGACGGCGAACTGTCCAGTAAAAAACTGGCCCAAGCCATCATTGATAGTGCTGACTCGGTGAACGAGCAGTTCAAAACTGTCAAGTTGACCGTGGCCAATACCACTAAGGCCGCCCAAAACAACCTGATGATGATGGTGGGGGCACTGGATCAGGCTACCGGGGCCAGTGACTTACTGGCACAAACGATAAATGCCCTCGCTCAGGAATCAGGCGGTCTGGCAAAAGAATTAAATGATACAAACAGCGTCGCCTATGAATTTGCCAGAGGGTTGAGTTATGTGACGCGGGCGGCCACGGAATACTTTTGGGGGTTTACGAACTCGGTCACGTCTTGGCTTGCCACGCTTTCGGGACAATTGTTGTCTACGGCAAGTGCCGGGGCTCAATTTATCAATATTTTCAGTCAGCCATTGTCGTTAGGGTTGATTCCCAAAATACCCACAGGCGGCCTCAATGAAGCGATAAGCTACCTGGACAAACTCAAAAAAGAAACCGCTCTAGTCGCAAAAGAATCCTACTCATTAAAAATGACAAACGCTTGGGCCAATGCCCCCAAAGCCCAAATGGCCAAGGTCGGCGGTGGGGCGTTGGCCCGCATGGCCGGGGGCGGCGATAAAGACAAAAAGAAGAAAAAGGGCAAAAGCGACGCCGAGCGCGAACTGGATCGACTCAAGAGCCAGGCCGAAAGCCTGACCGACAGCGTGCGCAAGCCGCTGGAAGTGTATCGCGACAGCATTGCCGACGCCGACAAACTTTTAAGCAAACACCTTATCACCCTGGACACCTACAACCGGGCCGTGGCCAAATATCAGAACGAGTTTGGCAACGCGCTGAATCTGGATGATCTCATTGGCAAGGCGGCGGACAAATGGATGCAGCCCATGCTGGATGGTTTCGAGAAGGTGAAAGACGACTTCAGTGCCATGGCGGATGAAGTGAATCGGCTGGCGGATGAGGCGCAGAAAAAACTGGACGATCAACTCAACGACGCCAAAACCGTCGTGGAAAGCACGCGCACCGAGTTTGAAAAACTGCGCGATGAAATCAGCCGGCTGGATGGGCTGGCCGCCGTGCCCGGCAGTCCGCTGGATGCCGCCACGTTGTTGAAAGCCAAACAGGGCGCGGTGGATGTGTTTAACGCGCAGCAATCGGGGTTGAATTCGCTGCAAAACGCCGTGGCCAACTACGGTAAAAGTTTTGAAGACGCCTTTGTCAACGCCACGTTAAAAGGCGAATTCAGTTTTAAAAACATGGCCCTGAGTATTATCGAAGACATTGAACGCATGGCGTTGCGCATGTTGGTGATTCAGCCGATTGTGGACAACATCGGCAAGGGGCTGGCCAAATGGACGGGGGCCAGTTTGACACCCGGCGGGGGCGTGAGTCAGGGCGGCGGGGGATCGGGATTTTTTGGCAATTTGCTGGGCGGGGTGGTGAAATCGTTTTTGCCAGGCTTCGCCGACGGTGGCCTGACGCCTGCCAACCAACCGTTCATCGTGGGCGAACGCGGGCCGGAAATCATGATGATGGGGCAGTCCGGGCGGGTGATTCCCAATGATGTCGCGTTCGGCGGCATGGCGGCCTCCGGCGGCGGCGGGCAACAAGTCACGGTGTATCAGACGTTTAACGTGCAGGCCACCGACGTGGGCAGCTTTGCGGCGCAACTGAAGCAGCAATCCAGCATGATTGGCAACATCGCGCTGGGGCATGTGCAGTATGCCGACAACAAACGCGGGCGGTCGGGCGTGATGGACAGGAGTCGATAAGCCATGGCAGGTACTTTCCCCTTCAGCAATCCGGGCGGCGCGGGGTATCCCTTTGAATTTGAGGGCGTCACCAGCGATTTCAACGCCAAGGCCAACAACGCCATGGCCTACCAACGCCAGGCCATTCGCCCCACGGGGCATCGGTGGCGGCTGTCATTGCGATCACGATTTTTAAAACAGGCCGATTGGCGCAAATTGTATGCGTTTCTGGTGGCCCAAGAGGGCATTTTTAGCACGTTTACCATCAATTCCACCTTGTTCAACACGCCCGGGGGCACGGTCTCCGGCACGCCCTTGGCCAATGGCCTGACGGCGGCGGGCGCGATGGAACTGGCCACCGACGGCTGGAGTTTTAGCCAAACCGTCTTGAAGGCTGGGGACGTGTTCAAGTTTGCCAACCACGCCAAGGTGTATATGGCCATTTCAGATGCCGTTTCCAGTGGAGCGGGGGCGTGTAACCTGAGTTTCCGCCCCGCGCTGGTGGCCGACGTGCCCGACAACACGGCGTTGGTGGTGTCGAACGTGCCGTTCACGGTGGCATTGGCCGAAAACGCCCATCGCATTGAACATGCCTCGGTGGATGGGCAGTATTTATCCAAAATTGAATTCGACATGCTGGAGGTTTGGAACTGATGCCCATGAGGTTGAGACTCATTGATCGCCGATTTCCCACGGAAGTAGGGGGCCTGTTGCTGACTGCGCCTGGCCCTAAAAAACTTGAACACCAGATTCATCCGGCGCAAAACGTCGGCATCCCCAATGCCACCATTGAACGCCTGAGCCGCAAGGGGGTTCAAAAAGGCCTCACCGTTGAGGAATCTAAAACCATGGCCGCCGAGTATTTGAAGCACTATTTTGGGCATCTGCCTGGCTTGGCGGGTAATGAAGACGTGAATTTGATGCTGACGTATGCCCTGTTTCAGGCCTTTGAAACGCCCAGAGGTTGCCCCGCATGAGGCCGCTTCACGCGGATGTGTTGGCCGTGCTCACCAGTGGGCAAGTGACCCTCGTGAGCCTACTCAAGGGCACATGGCCCGAGGGGTTTATCCGCATCACCACGGCGGCGCACCCGATCACTTACAACGGCGAATATTATCAGGCCGCCGGCAATTATCTGGGATTCTCGGAAATTGAGGAATCGGCGGATTTTCAGATCAACAAAATCCAGGTGCAGTTGTCGTTCACCGACCCCGCCATCATTGCCCTGATTCAGGACTACAACCTGGTGGGCAACCCGATTTCGATCTGGAATGCGTTTTTGTCCAACACCACTGGACAAATTGTGGGGGACCCCATCCTGATGTTTCGCGGCAAAACCGACGGCGGCACGGTCGAAGACACCGAAACCGATGCCATCGTCACGGTGGATGTTGTGGAAGAGATGGTGGATTTTGATCGCACCAATGGCCGCAAAACCAACTACGAACAACAGCGCAAACTGTTCCCCAACGACAAGGGCTTCAGCCGATTGGCGTCGGTCATCGGCAAAACCCTCAACTGGAAGTAAGCCATGGCGATCCTGTACCCCACGCAGCGTTCTTGTTCTTCAAAAGTGCGGTTTCCCAACCGTGGCATGGCTCGGCGATTTGCAAAAGAAAAAAGTCAACAATTTGAAACCAAATTTAGCATTTACAGCTGCCCCATTTGTGAGGGGTATCATCTGCGCACGCGAAAATCTGAGCCATGCCCCGCCGACGCCCCGATGCCGAAATCCTGCTGACGCGCTACATTACGGCGCAACTGGGTAATCCCTTTATGTGGGGGTTACACGATTGCGCGACATTCGCTTTAGGTTGCATTGACGCGATGATCGACACGCCGTTGGACCTACCAGAATTTACCTATCGTACGGAGGAAGGGGCGATTGAGTTTCATGAGCGGCATCCGTTTATTGAGGGGTTGAAAGAACGCGGCGCGGTGGTGGTACCGGATGCGAACTATCGCGCGATTGGGGATGTGTTTGTGATGGTGGAGCGTGGGCGGTCGTGTTGTCATGTGTTGCTGGGGGACTTGTGCGCCGTCAACGCGCCAGGCCATGGCGTGATGTATCACAAGGCGCGGCGGCTGCCGTTTGCTGAGGGGGTCATTCTGCGGGTGGGGTAATTTTTGGCCGTTGGACAAAATTTGGACAAAAATAGCAGGAATAGTAAACAATCAAACCCTGAAACCCTTATCAATAGGTGGTGGGCGGTACGTGACTCGAACACGTGACCCCCACAATGTCAATGTGGCGACCAGTTAAATTATATTCATACCGCCCACCACCTATTGATAAGGGTTAAAGCCTCACAGAGTGCGTTTTTGCCCATTTGCCGTATTTTGTTATCTCTGCTAAACTTCTCCTGAAATCAATAACCCGTTGGACAAAATTTGGACAAAATCGGAGATTAACCCTTGGCAGATATCCGCAAACGCACGCTGAAAAGCGGCGAAGCGGTTTACACCGTGCGCGTGCGCGTGCTGGGCAAACCGACGCAAACCAAAACATTCCGCAAACTGGGCGAGGCCAAACAATGGGCCGCCATGGCGGAAACCGAAACGCGGCAAGCCGTGGTGGACGTGGTGCTGAATCAGGCCCCGCCCTACCTGCTGGCAGACGCGATTGCCGAATTTTGGAAACTCAAGAAATACAAGGGCAAGAACCATGCGGACCAAACCAGGCAGGCTCAAGATTTTTGGTTGAACTATCTGAAAAATCCTATTCTAAACGACATTACCCCCAGACACATCGCCGATGGCCGAGACGCGCTGTTGCACATGGGCTACGCACCCGCCACGGTTGTGAAGTTCAAAAACGCCCTCAGCGTGGTGTTTAGCCATGCCCAAGAAGCCGAGCGCGTCAGCATGAACCCCGTCAAGTTGGTGAAAAACCCAAAAGTAAGCAATCAACGATTGCGTGCCCTCAGCGAGATGGAACAAACCGCCTTGCTGGAAGCCTGCAAACAGAGCGAGAGCCAACACTTGTTTGCGGTCGTGACGCTGGCCCTGACGACGGGGGGGCGAAAGTCTGAATTGTTGGGCCTGAAATGGAAAAACGTCGATTTCCGCCAGAAAATGCTGGTGTTTGAAGACACCAAAAACTCTGAGACCAGGGCCGTGCCGATGATTGGGCAAGCCTACACGCTGTTGAAAGCCATGGCGCCCGGCAAGCCCAAAGACCTGGTGTTTCCCAATGACGCGGGGCAAATTTATCACATTCGGCGGGCGTACGAGACGGCGGTGAAACGCGCGGGGCTGGAAAACTTCCGGTTCCACGATTTGCGCCACACGGCGGCGAGTAATTTGGCGATGAGTGGGGCCACGCTGTACGAGTTGCAGGTGTATTTTGGCTGGAAGACCCCCGCCATGGCGAACCGATACGCCCACTTGACGCGGCAACATTTGCAAGGCCTGGCCGAACGCATGGCCGAACGCTGCGGCCTGATGCACGCGCCCCCCGCGCTGGTGCCCGATGGGGGTCAAAAAACAGGGCTGAAGCGGGTGAAATAAACCCCAAATCCCGAACCGTCACAATCGGGATATGCGGCGAAATGCAAAAAAGTGGGCGTTGGCACTGACGCTGGCCGTGGCCACCACTGGGGCCATGGCGTGGCTGTGTCCACAAAATGCACATGCTGACCCAATTAGCCTGTTGATTGGCATTGGCTCAGCCATTGGGATTGGTGGGGCGGGGGCGACGGCGGCGGCAGGTTTGGCGGCAACGTCGTTTGGTATTGGGGTGGCCATTGGCAACGCCCTGATTTTAAGCGCGGTGGGCGCGGCGGTGAGTGCGGGGGCATCACTCCTCGGCAAAAAGAAAGGGCCAGATTCCTCCTCCTTGGCGGCCCGTGGATCTGGCATTAACGACAACACGATGGGCACCGTTCAGGATGTGCCCGTGGTGTATGGCCGCTCAAAAGTCGGCGGCATTCGCGTGCCCATCACCACCCGAGTGTCGGGCAATGGTGAAAATTCATATTTGTATATGATTTATATCCTCTGCGAAGGGCCGATCGACGCGATTGAAGAAATTCTGATCGACAATGAACCCGTCACGGCGAGCAAATTTGATGGCCTGGTGCGCTACTGGACGCGCCTGGGCACGGACAACCAGACCGCCGTCTCACAGTTGATCCCCCTGACACGCAACGTTCTGACAGAGCAATGGACGTTTAACGGGCTGGCCTACATTGCCTTTGAATTCAAGCGCGATTTGACGCCGGGCAGTTTCAAAAAGCTGGAGGCGTTCAAGGGCTTCCCCACCGTGACGGCGGTGGTACGTGGCAAGAAACTCTATGACCCCCGAAGCGGCCAGACGGTGTACAGCAATAACCCCGTGCTGGCGGTGCGTGATTATTTGACCAATGCCCGCTACGGGCGCGCCCTGGATGCCAGCCTGATTGATGATGATGCCGGCATTGACGAGGCCAACTACTGCGACGCCCAAATCACCGACAACGGCCAGACCATGAAACGGTTTGTGTGCGATGGCGTGCTGTTGACGGGGCAAAAAATCAAAGACAACGTCGAAGAACTGGTGACGGGCTTTAATGCCACGCTGGTGCGCAGCAATGGCCTCTACAAACCCCTGATTTTTAAACCCAGTGCCTCGGTGTTGACACTGGACAAGTCGAACATTTTGGCGGGCGTGAACATTGGGTTCAAGGGCAAAAAAGACCGATTCAACGCGATTGAAGCCGAGTACATTAATGGATCCAACAGTTGGCAGACGGATTTGGCGATTTATCAAAATGCCGATTATCTGGCCGCCGACGGTGGGGAAAAGCTGGTATTCAAAGGCCAGTACCCGTTTATTGTGGGCAAGTCGCAGGCGCATCGTGTGGCGCAGATTGCCCTTAAAAGCAGCCGATTAAGTAAAACCGTGCAGTTGAATTGCCAACTGGTGGCGATGCAACTGGAAATCGGCGATGTGATCACGGTGAACTATCCCGAGATTGGGTTCACCAATGCGCTGTATCGGGTGATGGGGTGGAAGTTTACGCCGGCGGCCACCATTGGGCTGAGTCTGGAAGAATACGACGCCGACGTGTACGCGCTGGGCGACACGGATTTAGCCGATTTGGGCGACACAGACAGCGGCTTTGATAACCCCCTGGACATTGGCCCGCCCACGTTTGGCGAGGTGACGCAAGAGTTTATTACCACGGGCGCGGGGGAAGTGATCAACCAGATTCGCCTGGAATGGACGCCGCCGGAGAACAGTTTCATCGACCAGTATGAACTGGAATACCGCATCAAACCCGCCAGTGGCAGTGACCCGTTGTGGACGTACGCGGGGCGCACACCCTACCCTTACATTGAATTGAACGATTTGGCCGTGGCCACGTATGAATTCAGGGCGCGGTGCATCAACACGCTGGGCATCGGTAGTGATTACGCCGTGACGACCGTGGAACTGTTGAGCCAGACGACCCGCCCGCCGGATGTCACGGGCTTTAGTGCCTATTTTGCCAACGGCCTGGTGAATCTCAGTTGGGACAGGCTGGCGGAAGTTTACAGCGGCGGCAAGTTTCGCATTCGACACAGTAAAAACGTGACGGGCGCGGCGTGGAATGATCCGACCAGTATTGATCTGCTGGTGGATGGAAAACAACAGGCCGTCACGTTGGGGGCCATCGAAGGCACATACATGATCAAGGCCCGAAACATCGCGGGCGTGGAAAGCCAGACGGTGGCCAGTTATAGCCTCGATTTGCCCGACAGCGACGAATGGGTGACGATTCAGACCGTGACCGAGTCGCCAAGTTTTTCAGGCACGAAAACCAATTTAAATGTGTCGGCTGGCGAAATGCGGCTGGATGGCGACACGATTTGGGACGACGCCACGGGCAACTGGGACGATGCCACGGGAAATCTGGATGATGCCAGCGGCTACAAAACCAGCGGGGAGTATGCCTTCGCGGGCGATGTCGATTTGGGCGCGGTGTTTTTATGCCGACTCAAGGGCGTATGGGATGGAGACTATGAAATATTGGGATCCAACTGGGACGACGCCAGCGGGTTGTGGGACAGTGCCACGGGTAATTTAGATGACACGCTGAGTGATTCTAGTGCGAAAGTTGAATTGCTGTTTCGATCCACCAACGACGACCCGTCAGGCACGCCCGTGTGGAGTGCGTGGAAACCGTTTGTGATTGCCGATGTGTCGGCGCGGGCGTTTGAGTTTAAAGCCGCCGTAACGACGACCGCCACCAGTGACAACGTGGCCATTGATGCCTTGAGTGTGGCCGTGTTGATGAAACGCCGCGCCATCACAGGCACGGTGACCAGCCATGCCACGCTGGCGCAAACGGTAAGTTATTCGCGTGCGTTTCAGGCCACGCCCACGGTGACGGCCCTGATTAAAAACGCGGCCTCGGGGGACTATCTGACATTGGCCAGTGAAACCCGATCCAGTTTTGACGTGCGGGTGTACAACGCCGGCGGCACGCAAGTCTCGAAAACCGTCAACTGGGTGGCCGTCGGCAACGGCGAAGAAATGCCATAAGGAAATGTTGAAAATTTAGAAAAGGACAATGGAATCATGTCCGAACACGATTATTCTATTGCCAACCAGAGTTTCCCCGCCGCGCGCGGGGATATTAACGACGCGTTGGCGGCGATTTTGTCTCAAAACTCAAAAACCAGTGAGCCTACGGTTAAAGTCGCGGGCATGTTGTGGTACGACACCACCAACGGACTTTTAAAACAGCGCAACAGCACCAACGCCGCCTGGAACATTATTGGGCAACTTAACAAAGACGGCGACGGCGTGCTGACCAACGCGGGATCGCCCGTGCTGACGGTGGCCGGGTGGTATGTGGGGCAACGGTGCATTGACACCACCAACAATCGCCTGTTTGTCGCCATGGCCGCCAATGGCACCGCCGCCGGCACGCGCTGGCAATTGGCCTATACCCCCCCAGTGAATGCCACCGCACCGGCCTACACCAACGCCTCCACCGTCACGCTGGCCAGTGGCACGCGCTACACCAGCAACGACGGCGCGATTGACATGATTTTATCCGGGGACGTCACCGTGAGCCTGGCCAGTTCAGGCGCGGGTGGACGAGAGGCAGGCAGCGGGGCCGAAGCCTCAAATACGTGGTATTACGTGCATGTGATTGGCGATAGCACGGGCGTCAACCCCACCAGTGCGGTGTTTAGTACCAGCCGCACCGCGGGCGGCATCACGTTGCCTAGTGGCTATGACAAAAGTTTCGTGATTCCAAAGTTTGCCGTGCGCAATGACGGGTCAAGCGATTTGGTGCCGTTTACGATTCAGGGGTGGCCGTTCGCCCCGTATATTAAACATGACGTGACGTTGCCACGCGCCAACGCCAGCAATGGGCCGACCGTGGTCCGCGATGACGCCGCCGGCGCAGCGCAAACCAGTTTTGACGACGTGAGCCTAGCCGCGTTTGTGCCACCGATTAGTCGGACGGCTAAACTATGGCTGGGGGTGCTGGGCGGCTCTACCGGCGCAGAAGTTCGGGTGCGTCGAAAGGGGGCCAGCCATAACGGCAAGAGCGTCTATGCCTGGACCAGCGATATGCGCTACCCCACCCTTGAGTTTGATTGCGACACGGATGCCAGCCAAGTGGTGCAATATCAGTCTACGGCGGCGGATCCGAGGGTTCAGATTCATGTGGCGGGATGGTACGGCTAATGGGTTTTATTCGAAAAATTGGTGATTCGAGCCAAGTGATTCGGCTAGGTGTGATGGAAACCTCGGCGGCGCCTGCCGGGTTTGAATATTGGCCGGGCAGCCCCCCAGATGGATATGAATTGGTGCGCCTGAGTAAACTTTCACCCGGCGAGGCCATGGCGCACATTGCCGCGTTGATTTTGCCCTTGCCGGACGCACTGAAAACCGTGTTGATGCCCGCCATTGGCACGTTGCGCAGTAGCCTGGAATTTGGCGACGTGGGCTATGTCACCCGCCAGATTGAGGCCATGGCAGAAAGCTTGCCGCCCGAGGTGGCCCCGGTCATGGCGGCCATTCTGGAGATTCTGGACAACACGCAAGAGGGCGCGGCCTAATGCCTTATCGCACGTATTACGGCGGTCTGAACCGATTGCTGGATTTAAGCCTGCCCCTGACGGCCAGCGACAGCGCGGCGGCCAGTGATTCGGGCGTTGCCACGGTGAACAGAAACTATCAGGAGGGCGCCACCGACAGCGCTGGGGCGAGTGATTCAGGCATTGCGGAGGTGATTGGCGTCAGAATTCCGGCGGCGATGACGCATTTTTGGCCGATGATATTCTACGTGGCCGGCATGACGCGGCCCCTGTTGCGCGTGCGGCGATCCAGCGACAACACGGAACAGGATTTTTCATGGGGTTCCAATGGCCTGCTGGACACGGCGGCCATTTTGGCATTTTGTGGGGGCGGCTCGGGCTTTGTATCCAAGGCGTATCACGTCAGTAATGCGACGTATGATCTGGTTCAGGCCACCACCAGCCTGCAACCGCGCATCGTGAACGCGGGCGTGCTGGAACAGGACATCTACGGCTTGCCCTTCTTGCGCAGCATGACGACCGGGGCCAATGTGGAGCGACTGGCCGTCACGAATTTGTTTGCCGCCACGCAAGATTACACCATGTTTGCTGTGGCTTGCCCTCTAACAAATATGACCCTCAACAATGCAAACAATGAATGCTCGGGCATTATGGCCTTGGGTACGGTAAACAGTAGCCGCCTGAACCTCTCATTTGGGGCGACCGATTCGTTTAGCGCGGGGATCAATGCCTATTATGTCTCAACAGGGCTCAAAACAGGCGCTGGGCAAGAACGAGCGATCTTTAGTGAACAGCCTGTAATTGCGCGGGTACCAAAATTAATATCAGCTACAGTTAAAGCCACATCACACAAGTTGCGCGTCAACATGATTCAAACGCCCGATGCCACGGAGGTAGCCACCGAAGATCCCAATTCAATTTCTGCAACGACAACCTTACAAACCCACAACGTCATTTCATCAACCCTTGGCACGTACCCGCAAAAGACCACCGCACTCTATTGCGCCGGCATCTCGGCCTCTTTGAGTGAAAGTGATCGCGCGACGCTGGAAAATAATGTTTTTAGTTTCTTGAAGAACATCACGGGGGCTGAGTTTTAACCCATGAGACTGATTTTTTCTGTTCTTTTATGTCTGATTTTATGCGTGAATTCGCTGGCCATGGCGGCCATCCCGTCGATGGGGTCGGGCGATGAACTCTGGAATTTTGGCGACGCGCTGACAAACACCGGATCATATTCAGACATTGACACGATGGGCAGCGTGATTGCCCACTACGCCGCAGATTCCAACGCCAACACGACGCACAATTTTACGGCAACCCTTGGCCCCAGTGACGTTGACACCACCAACAATAAAATCAACAACACAGGGTTGGATTTTCAGTACACTCGGCCCACGATTGCCGGAACTGGTGTCAGGGGTCTGACTCCAGTTTATTTTGAACCCGTGGGCGGTGGCAGTGTTCTGCCCGCGCCATTGGTACAAGGGACGCCATATTTTGCCGTCAACAATTCTGGGGGCGGTGTTGATATCTTTCCGTATGCCACGGATGCCGACGCTGATGATATGCCGGGCGGGGTGCCCGGCGAAGATGTCCCGATTGGCAACAATGCCGCGTATGGTGTGAATAAAATCGACTTCACCACGGCGGGAACGGGTAGTTTTAGAATTTACACTGGCACGACCATTTCAAAATTGACGGATCTTGTTAACAAAGCAGATTGCGATCTCGCAAATAGTGCGACTAATATCAACGACCAATTTGAGTTACTAAGCGACGCTAAAGGCACGTTTGTTCGCGCCCCCGGCCCTATGGTGAAACACAATTACTTAAGCTCTCATACTCGCCATGGCAAGATTTTTGGTTTTAGCGGAAGCAATTTAGGCACAAGACAGCTCTACGCAGGGAATCGAATTTTTTATCAAATCATCGTGGCCAGAATCCCATATTATGACCGACGAAAGACGCCGTATCGAAAAATCATTGCGCACACGGATATTAACACGGGTACGGGCGTCATCACCAAAACGAGTCATGGATTTAACACAGGTGACTTTGTTAAGTTTTATGCCGCCTCTGGCAACAACCTTCCCAGTCCGGCCAGCCCAAACGAAAGCGCATTGACAGCGGGGGCTTACGCACGCTCTGTCACATCAGGCACCCTGAGCCTACACCCTACAAGCGCGGATGCCACCAATGACACCAACGTCATTACGTATACCAGCGCAGGCAGCGGTGAGTTTGGCATTGTCGCGACCCGTCGTGTGGCCGATCAACCACAGAATCAATATGCGTCTCTCGATGTCAATACCCCCAATGGCAGTAATGACCATGTGAGCGTGTTGGCGGTTAAAAACGGGGGACCGGGCGGCTTTTTCGGCGTCGTGACGCCTGCGCGGGTGGATATTGCTAACAATAGCCGCATTAACACGATTGATTACCCTCAAAATGAAGTTTTGCAAGCTTGGGCACCCCCCGACACCGTGATGCCCACCCGCGTAGATTCGGGATTACCGCTGGCTGTCAATACAAAACTCTACGCATCGGTTTCATCATCGGTAACGGCGACTTTCAGGCTGCATGACAGCCTTGCCAGCGCGCAGGCCAATGCCAACGTCTCGGATGCTAGCAGTACCCACCCGCGTTTTAGTGCCACCAGCACAGGTGAATTTACGCTCTATCCTGATGATGGGCAAACGTCGGCTTACGAGTTGGGCGCAAACATTGCGGCAGGCGGCGTTAATCAAATCACCACACGAATTGATAAAGACGAAGTGGCGATTTATATGATCGCCACCGACATGAATAATCCCGCTTATGCAAACATAGTGCATATGTTTGGCAAAAACGGCCAGTGGATTGATATTTTAAATTCAAACCAAGCTAAAGGAAATTTTGGATCAGCCGTAGACACTGGATTAGTCCCTTGGCTTGGCTTTAACTCGGGGCAAGGTCATGTCCCCGGCAAAATTGATGCTTATGAGATTATTGCAGGCACATCCGCAACAGAAGTCCCCACGGCTGAAATCAAGCGCATTGTCGACTTGCTCAAAGTCAAATATGCCATTGGGACACAGGAAGGCAATACCATCCCCGGCAAAAAGGGCAACGCGAATCTGGTCTTAAATCAGGCGGTCTTTGAAACGCAAACGCCGTCGTGGACGCAGGACACTGTGGGGACAGGGACAAATAATTACCAAGGCATTCCGGGCGTGCGCTTCCCCAATACCACCAGCACTACGGGGCGGGCGAATTTCTTTACGGCCAATAATACCTACGGCAACGGGACGCAGACGTTTACGCTGTTTGCCTGGTACACCGAAGATTTTGTCAGTCCGCCAAAATCTGACCTCGCCGATATTTTTGTGATGGCCAAACAAAATGGTAGCGGCACGTTTGGCACAAAGGGGATAACTTTTGACCACGTTGCGCCATCCGTGAATATGGGCATTCATGGCTACAGTCAGGACACAAACGAGAATTTCAATCCGGTCAATTTGTTTGGTCGCCCTGCAAAAGACATCGGAACCAGCGATCTTGCGCACGCGTATCCTTGGAAGAATTTCTTTTATGGCACGGCCTCGACTTACACGGGCATGACCACCGACGGCGTCACCGCCGATGTTGGCAGGGCCAGGACCATACTGTTTGTTCAGCGGGCGCGGTTGAACCCGCTGTATGGCAACGATCCCAATCTCTACGCCACTCAAAATGATTGTGATGGGTTCATCTGCGTCTGGGGCGATCCGCGTGGGTGTGGGTCGTTGCCGGGGACGCAAGTCGTCCGACGCGGCAATGCGCACACATCCATTGATGAACCGGGTGCGGTTTTTCAAACTTACATGGCCTCCTCGGCGCGGGTCAGTGCGCCAGGCTATTACCATTCGGCGGGGTTCTTTAAAGACCGCTGGCTCACAGACCGTGAAATTCAACAAATTTATTATCTTGGCCCGTTCAAAGTGAATCAGTTGGCGCAATAGGAGGCGCACATCATGCACATACTCAAACGACTTGCAAACATACTGGTCTCGGCGGCGCTGTTGCTGACGATGCCGCTTGCCGCCATGGCGACCACGCAAACGTCGGCCAACACCACCAGCGGTGGGACGGTGAAAGTGCCTGCGGTAGGCAACATCTTTCAACCGGATGGCACGTTTAACGCCAACCAGTTTGCGATTTCAACCGCAGCCCCTAACGACTTGATCAATGACCGGGGGCGGGCGTTGCGGTATGGGGCAGTGACCACCAGCACCACGCCGGCGCGGCTGGTGCAAGCCAACAAAATCACCTTTAACGCAGAGGCGACCAACGACACCGTGACCCGCAGCGCGATTGTTGAGTCGTTTTTGGGTGATCGCGTTTTGGTCGGCACCACAGGCGACGGCGTCACAGCTGGGACGGTGTATCATCTGGGCGGTATTCCGTTCAGTTCCTGCAACTCGTCTACCAACGTGTGCACCACGGCGTTTGATCCGGGCTGGGCGGCCAACGATGAAGTGTTGCTTTATGTCTATGGCGGCTCACTGCCCACGGGCGTCACGGGAAATACCAAATATTATCTGGATGACGCATCCTCTACCACCACCGGATTCCGCGCCACCTCCGGCGGATCGACCATTGACATCACCAGCGCGGGGTCGGGCACGATCATCGCGTTTCATCGCACGATTGGGCGGCTTCACCCGACGTTGCTGGATGCTCAGGCAGCCACCAACGCCGTCAACATCACGGGCACCATCACCGGCGTGAACATGCCGGTTTTGGATGTCAATGCGTCGAATCAGGTGCTCATCCGCAACGATGACGCCTCAATCGCGGTTTATATAGGCTTTGATGCCAACGTCAGCGCAAGCAGCGGTCTGAAGATCCCCGCAGGAACGACCCTCTCGGTTCCTGTCAACGTGCTGGGATCGATTTGGGTCGTGGCGGCATCAGGCACGCCGGTGGTGCAGTACTTGGCGCTTTAGACTCTATCTCTCCTCTCCTCGGATCGTCTAGGATTCGGCCCAGGTTGTTTCAGCAATCTGGGATTTTTTTTGCCGATTCAGCGAGGGCTACAATAAGGCCATGGCCCTGCCCAATTCCCCGATTTTTCAACACAATCGCAAGCCCAGTGATTGCTGGGATACGCGGCCATGGGTGTTTAAGACGCCGAAAGAGCGGCAAGCGGACGAGGATAATCTGGAAAAATACTTGTTGGGCTATCTGAAAAAACTCACCGGAAGCCTTCTGCGAGAGTATGAACCTATCCTCCCCGTGGCTGAGGGAAATCGCCACAAGGCCGGTCATCATCGCGGGCCACGGGTGAAATAAGTTAAATCGCTTCACTTCCCCCTACAGATACTGCCCCCTGGAACCCAAGGCCAGGGGGTTTTTTTATGCAGGCATAAAAACGGCAAAAGCCGCACGCGCACAATGGAAGTATGAGTGTTGATGTTAAAGCCACGTTTGACGGCATTGTCGCGGTGTTGAGCCTCATTGGGGGCTTGGGCACGCCGTTGCAACAGGTGCTGCACAAACGCACGGGCCAGACCGTCGAAGTGTTCAAGGCCGAATTTGATGGGTTGAAAGCAGAGCTCAACACTTTAAAAGTCGCCGTGGATGAAGACCGCGCCGAAATGAGAGTCGTGCGCGACAGCCTGAGCCAAGGCGGCGTAGTGATGGGTCAGCTGACCACCAAACTGGACGCGCTGCAAGACACGCTGCAAGACATGCGCCATGATCATCAATTGTATTCAACGCAAATGCATAACGACTTGAATCGATACGGCAAAATGCTGGTGGATGCCATTATGCAAGGGAGTTTGAACCATGCCTCAAAGTAACGCATTGGATGCCTTGTTGGCCCCCAACTTCACGCTAGGCGAGTTTTTGCACGATTCGCTGGAAGATGGGTCGAGCGTGCCTGCCAAGCATTTGGCCAATCTCAAGAGGCTGGCCCTCACTTTGCAGGGCTTGCGGGATGGATTGTTTGAAGGCAAGGCGATCCGTATCAGTCCCAACGGTGGCGGCTGGCGTAGTCGCACGTTGAACACTCAACTGGGTGGTGCGCCGCAAAGCTATCACTTGCAAGGCCTGGCGGCCGACATCAACGTGGCAGGCCTGACGCCCAAGCAGGTGGGCGCCAAGCTGAAAGGGTGGAAAGGCGGGCTTGGGATATATCCTGGCCACGTGCACATTGACCTTGGCCCAGCAAGAAAGCCATGGGTTGGGCATTACTGATGCCATGGCCTCATTCCGAATCGAGCTTCAAATCGAACTGTTATCCGTAATACGTGCCATTCAGAAAGGATTAAACCATGTCTTCAAACCTGATAAAGCAGATCAACAACCTCCTTCCGGCCATCAAAGCGGCTCAGATTGCGGGCAAGATTACCGAGACCCAAGACCTGACCCCTGAGCAGGCCGACACGCTGGGAACCATCCTGTACGGCTTCATCCCGGACGGCGCAGGCCTCAAGGCCACGGCCACCGACGAGGAGCTTTCGGCGTTCCTGTTGGCTGCTGAGGCGGTCATCGGCCCTGTGGGCACGCTGATTGAGGCCTCCAAAGCCTTATTCGAGTAGGCTCAAACGCCCTGTTTATCGTGGTTTTGCCCTCTCTCTCGCTCTCGCTGGGGGGGAGG